GAAAAACTTCAAGTAGTCACAACGTCGGGCGCATTCAAGTGGTATAAACCTGAATTCGATATGGCTGGCGACCAACATATTGATGATGGTCTTCTGAGCGCCATTTATCGTTATTCAACGATGTATGGCGTTCGTGTCAACCCTTCGAACATCTGGAGAGCAACTCCTTGGACATGGCTCATCGACTGGGGTCTTAACGTCGGTAGAAATATTGACGCGCTGACCGCATATGTCGAAGACGGAGTCGTGTGTAAGTATCTATTCCTAATGCATCACACCGTTAAACGGCAAGTCCTTACAATAAGGCTGCCCGTCGAGCGAGGTGATGTTACTCTTTCGTACATCAACGTTGTTGATGTTAAATTGAGAAGGGGAGTAGATAGTCCATTCGGGTTTGGCTCGCCATGGGAAACTTTATCCCCATGGCGTTTATCGATCCTAGGTGCCCTTGGCATATCGAAACCAACTCGTGTTGGTTATCACTAGGATAAATCACATCACGGTAATCAAACTGGGACGTACAGGAGTGTACCTTTCAGCCCCGTGATTAACACTCGTAAAACTAATGAGGTCAACCACTTATGTTTACCGATCCACAATCTGTAACAGTTAATGCCGTTGCTAAATCGATGCCGAAGATTCGATCAGACGGAACAAGTTCCGTCTATCGATCTGCGGACGGTCTTTTCGAATTGACCGTTTCACATCAAGTTTCACGGGGACGAGTTCGTTCCCTGGTGAAGATTTCTCAACGTGCGATCGTCCCGGACCCGTTGACATCTGCCAACGACTACGAGACGCTCATTTTCCAGATGGTATGCGATCGGCCCGAAGTCGGGTTCGACGCTACCACCATTGGATATTTGATCACAGGCATCACTGCTTGGATCAATACTGCTGGGGTCGTTGGTAAGCTTTTCGGCCAAGAATCGTAAACTGAGGGAGAAATCCCTGAGTGGCTGTTTCCAGCCGCCTACGAATCTTTATCCGATTCTTATTTTCAATGACTCCATACACAGATTGGCTGATTTGCGAGGGACGCCGGGCTACTTTTTGTCCGACGTGTGTCGCCGATTCGCGTGGTGAACGTTACGTGGCTTGAAGTTGACCCACCGATAAGGAGGGCTACTTGAAAAGCAACGTAAGTGACCATCTGAAGTTGTTCGCTAGCGTCTATAGAGATGCTACGAACAAGTGCATCGCTGATGTCTCTGATTTACGAGATCTAACGACAGTTAGAGCTCGGGTCGAAATGGAAGGATTATCATTTTTAACGATAACCCTTCCTGCCTTCTCCTCTGACTTTGAGAAAAGTTTGGAAGAAGGATGTATTGACTCAAAGCGATTCCGGAATTTCAGGAAAAGCGGATCAATCCCTGCATTCATGCAAGGTATGATCAGTCAACTATTCGACCGTGAGACGGGGAGGATTTATGAAGAAAGTACTGAAGACGCAGCTACGATCGTTGAAGCGGTTCGGCAAATTTGCCTTACGTTCAAGAAGATCGAAGTTGATTGCACGCCCGCGAGGGTGTCCAAAATGCTTCTTAACTTCCGACAATTGGAGCAATCCGATTCGGAGTTTTCAGTTCCATCAGAGGACTATGCCATCTTTAGGCATATATCTTCTGTGCTGTGGGATTCTTGCGTCTCGTCGATACAACTTGACGAGTGCAGACCTAAGCACGGTCCTGGAGCAACTGCTGAACGTATTTCTGGGAACCAGAAATATTCTTGGCAGTTTTGGCATGAACGTCTCGAGCCTTATTTCCCAATAATTGGTAATGGTTTCCCGTTAGGGACGCCACCCGATTCATTGGAACTCGATAATGTAACGTTCGTGTCAGAGGCGGATGAACAACCCGTGAGGGTTGTGACCGTCCCGAAAACTCTGAAAGGTCCCCGTATTATCGCTATAGAGCCTGCTTGCATGCAATTTGTGCAGCAGGGGATTAGGGACGTCCTTTACAGGCGTTTGGAATCCTTTTGGTTGACGCAAGGCCACGTGAACTTCACGGACCAGACGATCAACCAAAGGCTTGCGATAAGTAGTAGTATCTCG